CAAAACTTGGTCTTCATTTTGTATTAACTCGCACAGATTTAGTTAGTATTTCTGGTTGGCCTGATGTTGTTTTGTATAATAAAAATGGCACGTTCTTAACTATCGAGCTTAAAGTAGCACAGAGTAATTCTGTACGCTTATCAGCGCATCAAATTGGCTTTCATATACTACATCCAAAAAATACTTTTATCTTAGTAAAGCCTCTCGCTGCTAGTCACTCAAAACTTAGTGACAAGAAACTTAGTGAGCCATACCTATACAAAGGTTCTAGCGTCCAGGAGCTTGCTGCTCGAGGCATCAAGCTCGCGCCCTTCATAACCGGTTGGCCAATTATTATTGATTATTTTGAAAGTTGCTAGCCACCCGATACTTGTAGCGAGTGGCTAGAATAAGGAAAATTAAGCTACTTTTTTATTTGCTAGATATTCTTTGTATTTAGCTTCTGTCCAATAGCAGGCATGTACAAACTTACCTCTAATAAAATTAGGGTTATCTTTTTCAAAGATATCAGCCAGACGAGAAATAAATACATCTTTTTCTTTTCCCTCTGTAAGATGTGCTTCTATCACGCTAGCTATTTCTTTGTAATGTTTTCTTGTCATCATTATTTATTCTCCATGTGTTAGTTAACTATATCCCTTAAAACATAGGACAATTAATAAGTCAACAAATATTTTCTAACTTTATAGTTGCACGCTTCTAGCTGCTAGCTACGCGCCTGGCGTTGCCGGTTGCTTGCATCTAGTCGCTAGCGTCTAGTGGCTCGTTGCCTTAATCTTGCCACATTTACATGAGGCGCAGGGGGTGTGCTTCTCTCTCGTATCTAGAGACATGCGACTTGATCCAGCAATCTAGTCTGGTTCGTTTCTCCTTTCTGTTACATGTATATCCTATCTTATCCTATATCTATATGCAATACAATAAGGTGCGACATAATGTCGCAGGCATACTCGCATAGGTTGTGCGCGCCGCTAACGCGGCGTCTCTTGCTTCTCGTGGCGCTGCTGGAGCAGCGCGATACGCTCGCGCTGTTGCGCTCGCTAAAGGCTCGCCGGTCAACGCTGGCGCGTTGCCGCCGGCTCGCCCCTCCTTAGGTACTACATGAACTAGGAATGCTTTTAATAAGAATGCTTTCAATAAGGATGCTTATCAATTCAAATTAAAACAATAACTATTGATTAGATTAGATAGTGAATGATTACATGAGAGGGGTCTCATAGGATTATAATATAACTTTGACCCTCCTTAACATATACCACCCTTTTTGTAGGTACTACCAAAAAAATTACCTTTACGGCTTGATTTAGACATTTAACGTTGTAAAATTCGTTTTAGACTTGATTTTTGTTAATTGACCCCGTAAAATATATTTTTCATCCAATAGTGATGCCAAAAAATTTTATAAAAATTTTTTATGAAAATCGATATAGAGAAACTGAGAAATTTACCACCTGATATTAGGAAAGATGCTTTAAAGCTATATATTCAATCTATACAAAAAAAGAAAGAAGAAACATCTCATTCAGATTTTCTTTCTTTTGTTAAACATGTTTGGCCAGAATTTATTGAAGGCTATCATCATAAAAAAATTGCAAAAAAATTTAATGATTTGGCTAAAGGTAAAATTAAAAGGCTTATTGTTAATATGCCACCAAGACATACAAAGTCTGAGTTCGCTTCGTTCCTGCTGCCAGCATGGATGATTGGGCAACGACCTAACTTGAAAATTATTCAAACAACTCACACAGGAGAACTAGCTGTAAGATTTGGTCGTAAAACTAAAACATTAATTGATAGTCAAGAATATCAAAAAATATTTAAAACAAAACTAAGAGAAGATTCACAAGCAGCGGGGCGCTGGGAAACAGAACAAGGTGGTGAATACTTTGCAGCGGGTGTTGGCGGAGCTATTACTGGACGAGGTGCCGATTTATTAATTATTGACGACCCACATTCTGAACAAGATGCTATGAGTATGGATGCATTAGAACGTGCATATGAATGGTATACATCAGGACCTCGTCAGCGATTACAACCAGGTGGAATGATTGTGGTTGTTATGACGAGATGGAATACAAAAGATTTAACTGGAATGTTATTACAACATCAAGGAGATGCTAAAGGAGATAAATGGGAACTTGTAGAGTTTCCAGCAATCCTTCCATCAGGTAAACCTATTTGGCCAGAGTATTGGAAGTTAGAAGAATTAGAAGGTGTTAAAACTTCTATCTCATTACAAAAATGGAATGCACAATGGATGCAGAATCCAACTTCGGAAGAAGGTGCAATCATTAAAAGAGAATGGTGGCGTAAATGGGAATATGATTACATACCACCTTTAGAACATATCATTCAAAGTTATGATACTGCATTTATGAAAAAAGAAACTTCTGACTATTCAGCAATCACTACTTGGGGAGTGTTTCATCATAATGAAGATTCAGGTCCACAGTTAATATTATTAGACGCTGTTAAAGAACGATTAGAGTTTCCAGAATTAAGACGAGTTGCCTATCAACAATATTCTTATTGGAATCCTGAAACAGTATTGATTGAATCTAAAGCATCAGGTTTACCTTTAACATATGAATTACGTAAGATGGGTATACCAGTTGTTAACTTTACACCAAGCAAAGGAAATGATAAGCATACCAGAGTTAACAGTGTTGCACCTCTATTTGAGAGCGGTTGCATATGGGCGCCCACTCACAAAGACTTTGCTCAAGAAGTAATAGAAGAATGTGCAGCATTCCCTTATGGGGAGAATGATGACTTGGTAGACTCTACGACGCAAGCTCTAATGAGATTTCGTCAAGGAGGATTTATTGATCATCCAGAAGATTATCAAGATGAGCCAGTGGTTCATTATGATAAAAAATATTATTAATATGTACGATAAAGATTTTTTAAAACAGTTGTTACACCCTCATCATTTAGGTTCTCATAGAACTAGTGTTAAAAATAATACAAGACATATACAAAAATTAAGAAAAGAGTTTAGTACCAATAAACTTGCTAAAAATTCTATTTTAAGAAAATTTTTAAAATTAACTACTATTGATGAAGATTCAAAATTACAAAAAAATGTAGATACAAAAAACGCAGACAAAAAAATAATGCAATATTTAGATCCAAAATTATATAGATCTCAACTTGCTCATGGTGGAAAAGTTTCTACCCATTCTTATAAAAAAGTTATGTCTAACTTTACAAAAACAATAACTCCTCTTCATGTAATAGATGATCATATTAAAATCGCTCGTACTCATAATATGTTTGATTGGTTTCCTAAATTAGTTAATAAAGTTCATAAAGAAGGAATTAACATGACAGGTAAATTACCTTCACTACATAATGAAGTTATTAAAAAATTAAAAATTGGAAATGAAGATGTATATTCTTATACTAAACCTAATGGATCTATTAGAATAGATGTAGAATCTCCTTACGCAGCTAATCCAGATCTTAAAACAAAAAAAGGTATTTTTACTATGCACTACACACCACCTATGACTCATATAGATAAACAATCAGATATTATTATGAGTACTCCAGCTGAGTTTAGTTTTCATGAAGATAAAATAAATCCTTATTTAGGAAAAACTAAAGAAAACATTCACCCTAATTATGCAAAAAGTGATACCCTTCCTTTAGAAAGTAAACTAACAGGTAGACATATTAGTGCATTAAGAAATGATAAAAAATGATTAAAAAGTTAACAACCACTGTACCTCCTTTAAGAGGTCCATGTCCACAAGGCTTGAATATACCTAATAAAAAGGTTAAGGTAATATCTTCGGAGAAAAACAATAATGGCAACTATAGACAAATCATTACCAAACGTTAATCAAGATCTTGTTGAACCTACAGCAGCTGATGTAGAACAAAATATAATAGATCAAAAAACAGGTGGTCCTGTTGATGTAACTGAAAATGAAGATGGTAGTGCAGATATAAATTTAGAGCCACAATCAAATCAACCACAACAACCAGCAGATCATTTTGCTAACTTAGCTGAATTATTAGAAGACAAAGTATTAGGTCCAATTGGATCAGAACTATGTGATGACTTTGATCAATATAAAACATCAAGACAAGATTGGGAAAAATCATACACAGACGGATTAGATTTATTAGGATTTAAATACGAGAGAAGAACAGAACCATTCAAAGGAGCTTCCGGAGCCACGCATCCCGTGCTAGCGGAAGCTGTAACACAATTCCAAGCTCAAGCTTATAAAGAATTATTACCAGCTGACGGACCTGTTAGAACTCAGATTATAGGAGCGGGTACGGTGCAACGAGAACAAGAAGCACAACGTGTTAAAGAATTTATGAATTATCAAATTATGGATGTCATGAAAGAATATGAATCTGAATTTGATCAAATGTTATTTTATTTACCTTTATCAGGATCTACTTTTAAAAAAGTTTATTATGATGAATTACTTGGAAGACCTGTTTCTAAGTTTATCCCTGCGGAAGATTTAGTTGTTCCTTATTCTGCAACTTCATTAGAAGATGCTGAAGCAATCGTTCACATTATTAAAATAACCGAAAATGATTTACGCAAACAACAAGTATCTGGATTTTATAGAGATGTTCCTCTTACTGCTCCAGAAGGATTAGAAACAGATCTTCAAAAGAAACAAAATGAATTAGAAGGTATTCGTAAAACTACTGGTGATAATTTATTTACACTTTTAGAGTTTCATACTAATTTAGATATAGAAGGATTTGAAGATATGAATCCTAAAACAAATGAGCCCTCAGGAATTAAACTTCCTTACATTGTAACCATTGAAGAAGATTCAAGAGAAGTTTTATCTATTAGACGTAACTGGGAACAAACTGATCCTAAAAAACAAAAAATACAATACTTTGTTCATTTTAAATTTTTACCAGGACTTGGTTTTTATGGTTTTGGTTTAATTCATATGATTGGTGGATTATCACGTACAGCGACATCTGCACTTAGACAATTATTAGATGCTGGAACCTTGGCTAACTTACCAGCGGGATTCAAGCAACGAGGAATTAGAGTTAGAGATGATGCACAACCAATTCAACCAGGTGAGTTTAGAGATGTAGATGCACCTAATGGAAATATTAAAGATTCATTTATGATGTTACCATTTAAAGAACCTTCACAAACTTTATTATCTTTAATGGGAGTTGTAGTTCAAGCAGGTCAAAGATTTGCTTCTATTGCAGATATGCAAGTAGGAGATGGTAATCAACAAGCGGCTGTTGGTACAACTGTTGCATTATTAGAACGTGGTTCAAGAGTAATGTCAGCTATTCATAAAAGAATGTATTCATCTTTGAAACAAGAATTTAATTCATTAGCTAGATTATTTAAAATATATCTACCTCCTGTATATCCTTATGATGTTGTAGGTGGAGCAAGACAAATTAAACAAGCAGACTTTAATGATAATGTTGCAGTTATTCCTGTAGCAGATCCAAATATATTTTCACAAACACAAAGAATATCTTTAGCACAAACTGAAATGCAACTTGCAACGTCTAATCCATCAATGCATAATCAATATCAAGTTTATAGAAATATGTATGAAGCATTAGGAGTTAAAGACATTGATAGAATTTTAATTCAACCACAACAACCACAACCAAAGGATCCTGCTTTAGAACATATTGCGGCTTTAGCAGGACAACCGTTTCAAGCTTTTCCAGGGCAAGACCATAGATCTCACATTACTTCGCATTTAAATTTTATGTCAACTAACATTGCTAAAAATTCTCCAATTCTTATGGCATCGTTAGAGAAAAATATTTTTGAACATATTTCAATCATGGCACAAGAACATGTTCAATTAGAATTTAAAGATGAGTTACAACAGTTACAAGCTATGGGTCAACAAATGCAAATGATGGCACAAGGTAATCCACAAGCGGTTCAACAAATGCAAATGCAAGCTAAAATGTTAACTGAAAAAATTGAATCTAGAAAAGCTGAACTTATAGCAGATGCTATGGAAGAGTTTTTAAAAGAAGAGAAAAAAATTACTTCTCAATTTGATAGTGATCCTATTGCTCAACTTAAAGCCAGAGAATTAGATTTAATGGCTCAAGAAAATGAAAGAAAACGTAATGAAGGTGAACAATCTCATAATTTAAACAAAATGAAAGTTATGATGAATCAAGCTACTCATGATGAAAAACTTCAACAAAATGAGGAATTAGCTAAGATGAGAGCTGATACTTCAATAGAAAAGACTATCTTAGGAAAAACATTAAATCCTAGGGTTGAAAAAAAACAATAAAAGGAGTATAATAACACTATGAAAAAACAAACTAAAGTTGGTAAAGTTATGCACGAATTTAAAACAGGAAAATTACATTCTGGTAAATCTGGAAAAATAGTTAAGAATCCAAAACAAGCTATCGCTATTGCTTTATCCGAAGCAAGAAAATCAACTAAGGGATATGCTAAAGGTGGAGAAGTTATAGCACCTACTAAAAATCAAGTACAAGCAGAAGCTCACGATGTAGATTTTTCACAATTCACAAATCAAGATGGTTACATGAAAGGTGGAGTTGATGTTGAAGTTTCTAATCCATTAGAAACTCAAGAACAACAAGTTCGTGGTCAAAGAAGAATGATGCCAGAGAAAAGAACTAAAGCAAAGTGGTTCTAATATGTTCCCATTATTAGGGGCTATAGCACCATTAGCTAAAATTCTTTTTAGCACTATTGAAAAAGCAGTTCCTGATAAAGATTTACAAGAAAAATTAAAAGCTCAATTACAAACAGAACTATTACAATCTCATACTGAAGAACTCAAAGCTGCAGCTTCTATTGTTGAAGCAGAAGCTAAAGCAGGCTGGTTTGCAGCTAGCTGGAGACCCCTTTTAATGTATGTTTTAATATTTATTTTAGTGTGGAATTATATACTAGGACCTGTTATAAAGATATTCACTGGAAGCATAATTACATTTGAATTACCAGGCGATGTTTGGACTTTACTCCAAATTGGCTTAGGCGGATATGTGGTTGGGCGATCGGGAGAATCTATTGCAAGAACACTTGCAAATAGAACTACAACCAACTATAATAATACTAACGATAAGGAGTAAATTATGAGAAACGATTATACACAAAGACCAAGACCAGCTTTTAGAGGCGGTGGAATGGCTAAACGAGGAATGGGAGCTGCACTAAGAGGCGGTGGAGTTGTTAAAAGAGGAATGGGCGTTGCACTAAAAGATGGTGGCAAAGCTGACATGGCTCAAGATAAAAAATTAATTAAAAAAGCTTTTAAGATGCATGATGCTCA